GGGTAACTTCGTTCATCGGTGCCGTCCCGAGCTATCAGAGTGCTGTTGTCAAACCCCTGATTGACATCCCTGACTATGTCGTCAAATTTGTCTAACTCAGTTATGGGCACATTCGGGCGAGCAGCATCTGCAAGCAGTTTAGCAATGAATTGTATTTCTTTAGTCTCTGGTTGATGATCAAATCCCGCGTAATCGAAGGGCAAATTCCATGAAGATTGAGTCGTGATTAACATTTGTTTCATCCTGAGTGATTGTTCAAAGACGTCTTCCTCAATTGTGGACCCGGGCCAGTTCAGATACGAATGACCACCCAAGTATAGTATCCATGACATCTTCAGATACGTGTAGAGGTCTGAAGATACAGCCAATCTGAGTTTTCCAAGTTCCGATTTGATGATTGTGTAATTTAACTGTCTGTTTCGCATTTCGTATAGTGCAACGTCAATTAGTTCCTTACTTGATACTATATCCAGCACCAAGTTTTTCCGAGCCTTGAAATGGCCGTGTTCGTTTCCAATTCTGTAAGTGACACGTCCAACCGTTGAGGCTCCGCTGGTTAACCACCTCCCCTCTTCAACGAATTGTTCGAATGAAATGAAAGTCACCGGCTCCCCTGGGGTGCCAAGCACGTTTTTCGCTATCTTAGTCCAAGCCTCAAATCCACCGAAATGTGAACCATGTGCTTCGCTGGGTGCTGCCAGATCGCTGGCCTCTTCGAACAAATTGAAACCCGGAAATGGTGGATTCCTGTAGCCCGTCATTGTTCCACATTCAATAACTTTGAACATAGGAAAGTCTGTGTATGGATGTGACTTACAGGCGTCGTTTACGTACTTGCAGACTGTTGAAAAGTGGGTCAGATCACCGTCGAACGCTCCTAGCGTAGAGTAAAAATCCCACCATGAAAACCCCTCTTCACTGAGGATTTCAGAAGCATTTAGTAGATTCGTTGTCGTGATAATATCAAACCCGAGTAAAATTTCGGCCCTCTGCCAGAACAGCGATTCTATTCCCAGTTTTTGATACGCAAACCAAGAATCATAGAGCCTTGTTCTTCGAATCGGAAGATCAGCTTTGGATCGCGCGGGCCAGATTGGCAATGTTGTTTCATCGGTCCAACGTCTTGTTTTGTCCACCTTAAATGCGTGGAAAAGGGCTAATAGTTCGGGTGTTTGCCTTTTGTCACTGCCCCTATACCTGGGGGCAGACTCACTTAACGTCCTGATCGTAAGAGGGGTTGTTCTCCTAGGGTCGGGAAGCCCAGCGAGTTTAAAAATGGTCTGTAGTACTTCTTCATTTGGTGCAACCCTGCATGACATAGCCTGAAAGTATTCACGTAACGGTTCAGAAGGCCAACTAGGTAGTGAGTAGTTGATGGCTGATATCAGTTGAATTGCATCGGGAGGCAGACCAGCGGCACACGCCCG